ACTTTGTTCACTATCAGTACCTACCAGGATTAGGTTTCTACGGGTTTGGTTTAATACACATGATTGGTGGATTAGCTAAATCTGCTACCAGTTTATTAAGACAACTTGTTGATTCAGGAACACTAGCTAACCTACCAGGTGGTTTAAAATCTAGAGGTCTTAGAATTAAAGGTGATGATACACCTATCATGCCTGGTGAATTTAGAGATGTTGATGTACCTGGTGGTGCTATAAAAGACAATATTACTTTCTTACCTTATAAAGAACCAAGTCCTACTTTATATCAGCTACTTGGAAACATAGTAGAAGAAGGCAGGCGTTTTGCTAGCATATCTGATGTAAAGGTTAGTGACATGAATAGTCAAGCACCTGTTGGAACAACTTTAGCTTTACTAGAAAGAAACATGAAAGTGATGAGTGCAGTGCAAGCAAGACTTCATGCTTCCATGCGTAAAGAGTTTGATATCTTGGTTGGTGTTGTAAAAGACTTTGGAGAGCCTTCTTATCCTTATGAAGTTGAAGAGGATGAAATGGTTAAGAAGTCTGACTTTGACTCTAGGATTGATATTATACCTGTATCAGACCCCAACGCTGCTACGATGTCACAAAGGATTATGCAATATCAGGCAGCATTTCAGTTGGCTCAAACTGCTCCTGAAATGTACGATATGCAAGAGTTACACAGACAAATGCTTGAAGTATTAGGTATTCAAGATGTAGATAATATTGTGCCTGATAGTGACGATGTGTTACCTGTTGACCCTGTAACTGCGGTACAAAATTTAATTAACAATAAACCAGTTAAAGCATACGATTTCCAAGACCATGATGCTCACATACAAACAGTAGCATCTGCTCAAGAAAATCCAGAGATAATTTCACTTGTAGAAAAATCTCCAAATGCTCCTTCTATATTGGCATCAGCATCTGCCTATATTAATGAGCACTTGACGATGAAGTATAGACAGCAAGTTGAAGAAGAACTCGGTATAGAACTACCACCTATGGGTGAGCCTATTGCACCTGAGATAGAGGCTAGAATAGGTAAGCTAGTAGCTGAGGCTTCCATGAGGGTTACTGAAAAAGCTAGAATGGATGCAGAACAAGAACGCATTAATCAACAGCAACAAGACCCAATCGTACAAGCTAAACTACAAGAAGTTGCTACTAAACAAGCAGAGGTACAACGTAAAGCTAATGCTGATGCAGCCAGATTACAACTTGCTGCTGAAAAACAAAGAACACAAGCAGAACTTGAAAGAGAGAAACTTCAAGTTGAAGTTGCTAGCACATTGCTAGAAGAAGAAAGAAAAAGCAATAAGCAAGCAGCAGAGGATTTTAAAACAGGTATTGACATAGCTAAAGAAGTAATGGATGATGTCAATACGAATGAACAATGACATCAAAGAGCAATCACTTTCACAATTTCTGAAAAAAAAGCTCCGAGATGTTATGAATGAACATGCAGACCATTTGGCTACAGGAAGTGTTCAAGACTTTGCTGAATACAAAAGGATGTGTGGAATAATCGAGGGTTTAGCTCTCGCAGAAAGAGAAATGCTGGACTGGTTAGAACAGCATATCAAGGAATAGGAACTCGACACCTTATGTCGTGCAAAATATGAAAGAGGCAATTAAACAACCTAAAAAAGTAGAAAAGCCAGAGGAACTGCAAGATGACAATAAAAGTCAACTTCCAGAACCAAAGGGTTATCGCATCTTAGTCGTGATGCCACAAGCTGATGAAAAAACAGAAGGTGGTATTGTCAAGGCTAGTCAAACAATAAAAGATGAAGAGGTAAGCAATATCTGTGGATATGTCTTAAAACTTGGTCCTGATTGTTATAAAGATGAAAGAAGATTCCCTAGTGGTCCTTGGTGCAAACAAGGCGATTGGGTTGTTTTTCGTGCTTACTCAGGCACAAGAATGAAAATGTATGGTAAAGAGTTTCGTATTATTAACGATGACACTGTGGAAGCAGTTGTCGAAGACCCTACAGGAGTAGTTAGAGCATGAGTGAACAAACAGTAGAAACTGCTATTGAAACAGAATTTAAACCTAATGCTGATGGCAACTTAGAGCCACAAAGCATGGAGGACAAATTTTTTGGTGTAAAAACTGAAATACCTACTAATAAAGATTCTGAAGAATTAAAAGTAGAAGTGGTTGATGATGTGCCTGAAGAGGATAGAAGACCGCCAAAACAAGAGGTTCAAGAAGAACAATCTGTTGATGACGATACTGTAGATAAAGAAATAGCAGATTACAGCAAACGTGCTGGTGATAGGATTAATAAAATTAAGTATGAATATCACGAAGAACGTAGAGCAAAAGAACAGGCTCTAAGAGAACAAAAAGAAGCTGTCACTAGATTACAAACCTTAATGGCTGAGAATCAAAAGATGCAAGCCATGATAGAACAAGGTGGTCAAGTTTTAAATCAACAGGCACAAAACAGTGCACAGTGGGCAAAATTAAACGCACAAGAGAAGTTTAAAAAAGCCTACGATGAAGGTAATGCTGATGACATGGCTAAAGCACAAGAAGAGCTTGCTAAAGCTACACTAGCAGAACAAGGAGCTAGTCAGTATTCACAACAACTGCAAAATGAGGTAGCACAACAGTTTGTAAATCAAGCTCCTCAAGCACAACAGTTAGACCCTGCTATGGAAGCATGGTCACAAAAAAATCCTTGGTTCATGGGTCAAGACCCTGCACATAAGCAAATGACATCGTATGCTATGTATGTGGACCAAAAGCTACAGTCTGAAGGTATCGACCCTGTTGCACAACAGGAAAAATATTACAGCACTGTAGATGCAGAAATGCGTAAACAGTTTCCAGATTTCTTTGGTGTTTCTCCACAAGTGGAAGAAGCACCTGTAGAAAAAACACAACAACCAACAAATGTTGTAGCACCAGCATCGAGGTCAACTGGTGATAATAATAATCCTCGCAAAATAGTATTGAGTCAGACGCAAGTTAAGCTAGCACGACAACTTGGTATAACGCCTGAACAATATGCAAAACAATTATTACAGGAGTCCTAAATGGAAAACGATAATGTAAATACAGAGTCTTCAACAGAAGAACAAGTGCGTACCCCTAGGGAAAGTGAAAACCGAGAGGTTACCCAACATACTCAAAGTTGGGAAAATCCATCTAATTTACCAAGTCCAAATCCCCAAGATGGTTGGGTTTTTAGATATATTAGAACAAGTTTATTAGGTAATTCTGATAATCCTAATGTGTCTAGAAAATTCCGTGAAGGCTGGATTCCAGCTAAAGCAGAAGACCATCCTGAACTACAAGTGATGATGGACCACAAATCTGAATGGGCAGATAAAGGACATATAGAAATAGGTGGACAATTATTATGCAAAATGCCAGCAGAGAAAGCGAAAGCTAGAGATGAGCACTTTAGAAATATGGCTCAGAATCAAATGGAATCTGTTGACAATGTATATTTTAAGGACCAAGATTCAAGGATGGCTACAAAACAAGTGTTTGAGAGAAAATCAAAAACAACATTTGGTAGGGATTCTTAGTCTTGGATTAGTAATTGTTTTAAATTAGGAGACTATTATGGCTTCAACAGCTAGTCCTCATGGTGCTAGACCTGTAGGTTCATTAGTGTCTTGTGCATACAATGCTAAAATTACACACTACAAAATCAAAAATGCTTTTGGCACTTCCATTTTTTATGGAGATTTTGTAAAGTGGGCAGACGATAATCCAAATACCACAATCCAAAAGGATACTGGTACTTCTTCTGCAACACCTATTGGTGTATTTTTAGGATGTGCATACACTGACCCTACAACTGGTCAATTTACACCTAATCAATATTACCCAGCATCAACTGCTGCGGATGATATCGTTGCGTATGTTGCGTCTGACCCATTTTTGGTAATGCAGATGCAATCAGACGAAGCACTTACTCAAGATGACTTGGGTAAAAATGTCGGAATCGTACAAACTGCTGGTTCTACCACAATCGGAACTAGTAAAAATGCGGTTGACGGAAGCACAGCAGCTACCACTAATACACTACCATTAAAGATTGTCGATTTTGTCGATGGTCCTGATAGTGCTATAGGTGATAGCTTCACTGATGTATTGGTGATGTTCAACGTAGGACATCAGTTACTTAACACAACAGGCATAGGCTAGGAGTAAATTATGGCTATTTCAAGAGCTAATGAGCTTAAACAACTCCTTCCAGGTTTAAATGCTTTGTTTGGAGAAGAGTACAACAACTACGAGAATGAGCACGAAGAAATTTATACAACTGAAAACTCTGAAAGAAGTTTTGAAGAGGAACTCAAGTTGTCAGGTTTCGCTGCTGCTCCAGTAAAAGATGAAGGTGCGTCTATATCTTTTGATACAGCACAAGAGTCTTTTGTTGCTCGTTACACCCATGAAACTATTGCTTTAGGTTTCTCAGTTACTGAGGAAGCAATGGAAGATAATCTTTATGTAAGTTTATCTGCCAGATATACTAAAGCATTAGCTAGAGCAATGGCTTACACTAAGCAAGTCAAAGCTGCTGCACCATTGAATAATGGGTTTACAAACAGTTTCCAATCTGGAGACGGAGTAAACTTATTTACTGCTGATGGTGATGGTGTAACAGGTGGTGATGGTCACCCTCTAGTATCTGGCGGTAAGAACTCTAACAGACCAGCCACAGGTGCAGACTTGAATGAAACATCTTTAGAAGATGCAGTAATTCAAATCAGCAAGTGGACTGATGAAAGAGGTCTTAAAATTGCAGCTAGACCTAGAAAGCTGATTGTACCAACTGACTTACAGTTTGTTGCTACTCGTCTTCTAGAAAGTGAGTACAGAGTTGGAACTGCTGACAACGATATTAATGCAGTCAGAAGCAATGGTGTGATTCCAGAAGGCTACGCAGTTAATCATTATTTAACTGATACTAATGCTTTCTTTATCACAACTGATGTGCCTGATGGCATGAAGCATTTTGTCAGAAGTCCAATGACTACAAGCATGGATGGAGACTTTGATACTGGTAACGTAAGATATAAAGCAAGAGAGAGATATTCCTTTGGTGTATCTGACCCTCTTGGAATCTTTGGGTCACCAGGCTCAAGCTAAACTTTAAGGGGAGCTATGCTCCCCTTTTTTTCGTTCTAGGGAATTTTTTTTGTTTATCGACTGCCCTAGCAGACTTGCCAAGACGATAGACTTTTTTCTTTTAGGAGAAGATTATGGCGAATACAACATTTAATGGACCAGTAAGGTCCGAAGGTGGTTTTGAACAAATCACTAAAAACTCAACAACTGGAGCAATAACAACTAATCTAGATGTTGATACAAGTGGTAATATTAGTACAACAGGAACAGTAAATAATTTACTATCTGTTACTAGCGTTACTGATGCAACACTTACTCCAACTACAGCACAGTCTGGAACTATTTTTACTTTGAATAGAGCTGCTGGTATTACAGTAACTTTACCTGCTGCTGCTGCTGGACTATTTTATGAATTTCATATAGGTACTACATTCACAGGTACTTTTATTTTACAAGGTGCTTCTAGTTCAGATACTTTTCAAGGAATGGTATTTCAGCTTGATAAAGATGAATTAGGTAGTGTAGTAGCTCTTAATGAAGATATTGACACTGCTGGATGGAATACTCCTGCTGCTGCTGACTATAGATTAACTATGGATGCTGACACTGATGGTCGTTTTATTGGCGGTCATATAAGATGTGTAGCTATTACAGATGCTATATGGCTTCTTAATGGTCACGTCTTTGGTGATGGCACTGTTTCTCATAGTTTTAGCTAGGAGTAAATCATGGCTGATGCAGTAACTTCACAAACCATCATTGATGGTGAAAGAAATTGTGTTATGAAGTTTACC